GCGGATCAGTTCCTCGGTTCTTCCAGTTGGTCATAGTGCTTGTGTTTATTCCGATAGCCCGACATAAATCAGTGGCTGTCAAAGACTTTTCTTCAAGCAGTGATAAAATACGCTGAGTGATCATACAATTCTCCAAAATCCCAAAATGTGAAAAATACGGTTGACAAATTCACATTTTGGGATTAATATTAAAAATGTAATAAACAAATGTTTAATGCAAAACAAAAAAAGAGAGAGTTACATCGATAAATCGGAGAGCAATGCTTTATTGTTTTCTTCAATCATGGCCGCCATAGCAATGATAAGAGCCTCAGCAGATGCTTCCGACATAACAGTGTTTCCGGCAGGAATACCGTTTCTTAATAATTCAGAAAGAATCCGGCGATTTTCGTCACCATAACGTTTAAGCCCTATTCTTCTGAGATTATCAATCCAATTATCCATGATAACTCCTTTCTGATTATTTTAATGCAATCGCAAACAAATGTAAACAACAAATGTAATAAACATTTGTTGAAAACGGAGGTGATATTTTGAAGCGAAAACTGTCTCCATGGTGCAAAGAAGTAAAGAAAACCCTAATTGACAGAGATATGTCTGTCACGGAATTATGCGGTGAAGTTGGGATGTGCAGGAACTATGTGACAACCACCATAAATGGAAGAATGTATGCACCTGCACTTGCTGAAAAAATCAGCAAGGCTCTGGATATCGATACAGAGTACACAATTTAATTATCATAACTTGATTATACAGCTTATAGAAGGAGAGAAAAATGTCGAAATTTGCTACGAAAGCAGCGGCTAATATGTTTTGCCAGGCACGATATGAGGCGGCAAAGTCAAATGAGCGTCTGAGCAGCAGAGAAGGTGCTGCGGAAGAAATAGGAATTGATCGTACAAGGTTAGCCAGAATCGAACTTGGGAGCACAATACCATATCAGGAAGAGGTCCTTTTGATGGCTGACTGCTATAAGGCACCAGAATTGAAAGGAAATTATTGCCGTGAGATGTGCCCGCTTGGAAAGAATATGCCGAAGATCGAGAACACAGGGCTGGATAGAATCAGCCTGAGAATGCTTTCTTCTTTAAAGAAGATAAACGAGGCAAAGGAATCACTTCTTGATATTACGGCAGATGGAATTATCTCAGAAGAGGAAAAACCGGAACTAAAAAAAATCATTCAGACATTAGACGAAGTAAATGGAATCACGCAAAATCTGAAAAATTGGATTGAGAGAAATCTGGAATGAGGTGCTTGGTATGGAAAATGCAAACGGTGTAATCAAAAAGCTTACATCTGCGGAACGTTCTTACTATACAGCCGCTGAGGTCAGAGAAATGATGGGTGTGAGCAGGGATACGGCATATCGCATGATACGTTCCCTTAGATCGGACCTGATAGCCGATGGACAGCTTGCCAAGGGGTATCCGTCAGGGAAAATCCCCAAAAAGGCATTTAACAAATTATACATGATTGAATGAAAGGGGTGGATACGATGGCTTTTTACAGAATCTGTCCGGATTGCGGAGCGTATCTGGATCCGGGAGAACAGTGCAGTTGCCATGAAGAATGTCTGATCGAAATGGAA